CAAGGTTTTAGTCTCTCTTGGAGATATCGAAGCATCGAATGCAGGATTTATTTACTGCGATGATAATTTGATCTATAGTCCAACTGATAAAAAATGGGCAGAGAGAATTACTAAAAACTCTAAGATGGCAAAAAACTTCGATAAGGATAATGACACGAACTTAAGCATTGACGAATCGTTAATTTTATTAGAGGGAGTTATGAGGAAGATATTAAACTTCGATAACGATGACGCAAAGAATGACTTTCTGTTGGACATGGTCAGAGAGTTGAAAGAAGCAGCTTACGACAAGAGTAAAGACTTCGACACTAGCTTTAACACTCCAGTAAGTAAGGATGATCATTCTGAGGGATATAGTTATGAGTGGAAGGAATTTGCTGCATTGTGTAAACCATTGATAAAGTACTTGAATGATAACGACTTAACTGGATCTAAGATAATCATCGATTGCGAGTATGCAGAGTTGGTTGATGGGATGCTAAGTTTTAATACAAACGAATTTAATAAAGACTAATATGAATTACGAAGAAAGTGATAAGTGGAATGCGGTTCAATATCATATGGACCAAGAAGGAATTGACTATTGTTTTGAGTTCTATAGCAATTTCAATGAGATTAAAGATGATAGATTTCATGAACTCAGATTAAAGTTTATCGAATCGATGTGTGACTTGAGGGATTATGTAAATGAAAAATGCAGTGAAGAGTTAGATTAAAACTAAAATAAATAATATGAGTAAGAAAAAACTATGTGATGAATATAAGTCAAATAATATTGGTTTTGATATTCCGTTTAATGAACTTCCTAAAAAGTTTAGCACAGTTATTTATGACTATACTACTGCTTATTCTGATATAAAAAATAAAGAGTTTTATGATAGTCTTAAAGAAGCATCAGCTGATATAAAACATTATAATTCTACTAGACCAGAACACTACGGGGGTGCTAGTAACCCATACGAAGTGTTTAACGTACTGGAAGCCTGGAAGTTAGACAAAGATTTCTACCTTGGGAACGTGATTAAGTATATTGCAAGAGCAGGTAAGAAGGATGCAAGCAAGGAGGTTGAAGACTTGGAGAAGGCTTTGGTTTATTTACAAAGAAGAATCTCTGAGTTGAAGAAATGAAGTACTTGCCAATATTACTTTTATTATCTTGCAGTACTAGTGTTCATCAATATAATATGGATAATCAATGTAAAACTATGCTGAAGTATGATAGGAAAAGCATAAGAAAACAACAGAGTATTAGAGATAATAGAGGTGGTACACTGATTAGAGTAAATATAAATAATAGTAAAAAGAATATTATTAAATAATTATTTGTATATTTGCACAGTTACGGTCTCACACCATAGTAACAAAAAGGAATTTTAAGCCTTGTAATGATTTAAGAAGTGAGACCCTTAATGATTTACAGGGCTTTTTTTTTATTAAATTAATTATGGAAGAAGAGTGGAAAGAAATTAAAGGATTTGAGGGTATTTATGAAATATCATCAAAAATAAAACCAGAGCGTGTTTATATTGGGAGTTCTGTAAATATTAAGAAAAGATTTAACACACATTCATTTGATTTACATAAAGGGAATCACCATAATATTATATTACAGAAACATTTTAATAAGTATGGATTTGAAGATTTAGTTTTTTCAATACTGCTTAAATGTGAGAAATTGGATTTAATTAAGAATGAACAAATTTATATAGATACGCTTAACCCATATTTTAATATTTGTAAAATAGCAGGCAGTTGTTTAGGGGTTAAACGGTCAGATGAAGCAAAAGCTAACATGAGTGCTGCTCAAAAAGGTAAAATTGTCAGTGATGAAACTAAAGCTAAAACGAGAAAAGCTCAAAGTGAGGGAACAAAAGGTAGTTCTAAATATACTGGTGTATGTTGGTGTAAACAAAGTAATAAATGGAAAGCATCAATAAGCATAAATGGTAAACATATTCATTTAGGATCTTTCACAGATGAAATAGAAGCGAGTGAATATTACCAATCAGCATTAATAAGTATTGAGAACGGTACAGAAATAACTAGAAAAGAGGTTGTGTGTTCGAGTAAATATACAGGAGTTAGTTGGAATAAAAAAAGTAACAAATGGGATGCAGCAATGCATGTAAATAGAAAAAAGATTCATTTAGGATCTTTCACAGACGAGCAAGAAGCACACGAATCCTACCAAAAAGCATTATTAAACAAAATAGCATCTAAAACTATTTAAATCGACATAAATTATATATATTTGTAAAAATTAAACTAAATTAAATTTAATATGATAGCTAAAAAAATTGATTTTGGAGCAGATGCCCGAGCAAAATTAAAGTCAGGAATAAAAATTATTTCTGATGCGGTGTGTTCAACACTTGGGCCAGGAGGTTCGACTGTTTTGATTGAAGATCCAAGCATAGTTGGAGGCTTCAAAATATCGAAAGATGGTGTCAGCGTAGCAAAATCTATAAATGTCATGGACTCGGTAGAGAACTTAGCTATTCAAATGGTTAAGTCCGCAGCTGAACGATCAGCAACCGCTGCAGGTGATGGAACTACTACTACTGTATGCTTGGTAAATGCTATCTTAGAAGCTTCTGAATCATTTGAAAATTCTAAGTACAATATGAGTGAAATTATTCTACACTTAAATGAATATGCTGCAGAGCTTGATAAAGAGTTAAAGCGAGCTTCATTAAAACTAACAAAGAAAAGGTTGTTAAATATCGCTACTATATCAGCCAATAATGATCCGAAATTAGGGAAATTGGTAGCTGATACCTACAGCAAAGTTAAACACGTGACGATAGAAGATTCATCATCATCTGAAACTCATACTAGAGTTACTTCTGGAATCAAGATCGAAAGAGGTTTCGTATCAAACGTAATGGTAAATAATCACAAGACTCAGGAGTGCGTGTTGGAGGATGCGTATATTTTAGTCACTGACTCAGAGATAAAAGATATAAATGTCTTAGTGCCTATGCTTCAGCACGTTATGTCGGTAAATAAGTCGATACTCATTATTGGAACATTTGCACCAGAAGCTTTGTTTACACTAAACAAAAATATTCGTGAGAACGGACTTAAGTGTTGTAATATAATCCCCCCTGGTTTCGGATATCAGAAAGATGAGTTAATGTCTGACTTAGGTATTGCATTGAATGCTACGTTCTATAATGAGAAGACTGGCGATAATCTTGAAGGAATCTCTATTGATGATTTGGGATTGGCTAAAAAGATTGTAGTTAGTAAAGACTATACAGTTGTAGTTCGTGATATGGAAGGAATTGAAGATAAAGTTCCTGCTCATATTTCAGATCTTAAGGATTTACTAAAAAACAGTACGTCATTTGTAGACAGAAAGAATGTTAGCGAAAGAATTGCTTGTATCTCTGGAGGAGTTGGGGTGATTTTCGTAGGTGCTAACAGTGATATTGAGCAGAAGGAAATCTATGATAGGGTTGAGGACTCAGTTTTCGCTGTAAAGTCCGCAATGGAGGAAGGTATTTTGCCAGGAGGTGGGATTGCATTGATTAATGCGCTTAAAGAAATAACACATTTACCTGATAATATTAATCAAGCAGCAGCTCTTGACATCCTAAATGAAGCACTTTTCGCTCCATTTACGCAGATAATAACTAATACAGGTGTTGATCCTTCAGATATAGAATTTAAGGTCGATAATAGCCCTCTAAATGGATTTGGCTATAACTCTAAAACTAAAGAGTTCGGCATGATGGATGAGATGGGAATTATCGATGCGACAAAGGTCACACGTAACGCATTAAAAAATTCAATTAGTGTTGCAGGTACAATCATGAGTACTGCAGCCGTTGTATCAAATATCAGAGAGTAATGGAAGCACTTGGAAACTATATATTAATTAAGGAAGTACCAGTTGAGAAGACTGAGCGAGTAAAAGGAACATTTCAGTTTACTGATGCGAAGATTTCTGCTGATAAATGGAAAAATGCCCACGTAGTAAAAGTGGGCAATACAGTAGATTACGATTTGAAGGAGGGATCGTTAATCGTCTTTGATAGTATTCAAGGGCATAACATTACGATTTCCGACCAAGTTTTTCGCTTGATCTTGGAACGAGATGTCGTTTTAGTTCTATAATATCTTTATTCATATTTTCGATAGCTCTGACGTACATTTTATCAGCAAAACTTTTTTCATCACCGAACATTGGATTATATTTTGGAGATACAGATAACGGTCTTGATCCTTCTAACTGTTTATAGAGGGCACTGACTAATACTTTAGCTGACCTGGTAATTTCGTACAGGTCAGCTTCTTTACCTATTCCTTTTCTCCATATATGAATCCAATTATCTTCCACCATTTTCTTGAATCGGTTTCTATCCCATGGGAATATTTCGCTGAACCTAGAAAAGTCTGACTTCATGAACAGAGGTTCAGAGTATAGGAAGAGCAGCATATCTAGTTCAGGTCCTTTGATATTATACTTACGTTGTGTATAATACTTTATAACTCTGAAGTATTTAAGGTTGTCATTTATGATAGGCATCCTTTGCACTCTGTTATCAGTTTGAGTTGTTACACGAACACCTTTTTGTTTTAGTTTTTTCGCTTTTGTATTTGCTTTTATTATAGCATTTTTCTCTTTAAGAGTAAGATCTTTTTTTGCTTCCATTTTTCAAAGTTATATATTATTTACTATATTTGCAAGATGATTTTCGGAAGACCATTAAAAAAAGTATTAGGCAAGATAATTCCGTTTGGAAGAATTGAGACTATACATCCTCAGAATTTAGGAACTGGGGTAAGAGATGGTAGTAACTTCTTACGAGATGATGGAGTATGGTCTGATATTCCATTAACAAGTTATGGTTTATATGCTCAAACAGCATTAGGCACAGCTATAACAAACACTATTGTAGAAACTTCTTTGGTAGGAGCAGGTGTAGGAACATTGTCCGTTCCTCCTAATAGTTTTAAGGTAGGAGATTCTTTTACTGTAAAAATGTGTGGTAATTTATCTTGTGCTAATAATGAAACAATACATATTAGAATAAAATCTGATGGTATTACTATAGCAGATGCAGGAGTTTTTCAAATGAAGATTGCTACTAATAAATTCTTCGAACTAGTTATTGACTTTACAATTGCTCAAATTGGTGGACCAGGTGTAGGAAAATTACACGTCAATGGTCAATATGCATATAATCAAAATTCTAATACTCAACTTGACGGAGTTAATTTTGCTTTGGTATCTAATACTGTATTTGACACAACTGTTCTTAATTCTTTGTCAATAACTGCTCAATGGGGTTTAGCAAATGTTGCTAATTCAATTCAATCACAGAACTTTGTTCTACAAAAAGTATATTAATTAGTAAAGAAATAGTTATGGCAAAGACAGCAGCTTGGCAAAGAGCCGAAGGCAAGAGTAAATCTGGCGGTTTGAACGCTAAGGGAATTGCGTCATATAGAAAAGCTAATCCTGGCAGTAAATTGAAAATGGCAGTTGTAACTAAGCCTTCTAAACTAAAGGCAGGAAGTAAAGATGCAAATCGAAGAAAAAGTTTTTGCGCAAGATCTGCAGGTCAAATGGCTAAATTTCCTAAGGCTGCAAAAGATCCAGAAAGTAGATTAAGATTAGCAAGGAAAAAATGGAACTGCTGAAAAGTAAATCGTTAAACTATATATTATGAAAAAGAAAGTAATGGAAAAAAAGACTGGTGAAAAATACGCAAGTAAATCAGCTATGAAGAAACATGAGAAATCTGAAGGACCGAAGCAACGAGCTATGGAAAAAAAGATGACCATGAAAAAGAAAATGTGTTAATGATACAAGTGATTAAAAAACAAAAAGGCTTTGGCGATACTGTTGCTTTCTTAACTGAAAAGACTGGTATCGCCTATGCTTTTTCTATGGCTTCGAATGCGTTAGGAGTTGATTGCGGATGTAAGGAACGACAAGAAAAATTAAATAAACTAATACCATATGGCAGCAAAAGGGAAGACAGCACTATTTTACCAGAATAATCCCTCTGCTGCTCAGCAACATAGAGATTATCAGGCTAAGCTCAATAAGAAACCTAGTGAAGTAAAGAAGAGAGTTGAGTTAAATAAAAAGAATTTATCTAACCATAAACTAGGAAAGTCTAGGGTTGGAGATGGTAAGGATGTTGCGCATACTAGGAGAGGACTTACATTAAAAAAGGCTTCTTCAAATAGGGGAAGTAAAACTGATTCACCTGGAGATATTCGTGCACGCGGAAAAAAGAAATAAATTGTTATCTTTGTATAAAATTATATATCATGTTAAAACAGAAAGAAGAATATATACCACAGGTTACTACAGCATCAGCAATTGTGGATGTAACTTTATGGAGCGCAGCAACATCATTTACAACTGAAGCTATTGAGTTTCCAAGTAATGCAGCATGGGTATTAGGCATTCCTGAATGGGAACCAGCTGTTGCAGGAGCTCCATTATTGACTATATTACATTGTAATACAAGAGATGGTGAATATAGTCCGTATAGTACGCTAGCTACAAGTATAGACATTACTTCTTCTGTAAACAGAATGATTTATGATGATATATTTCCAGCAAGATATATGAAGATTCAATATGTATCAGGAGGAGCAACAGGATCTTTTTCACTAGTTTTAAGTAAATAATCATGGATTTAAGAGACGGAAGAAATAATGTACCTGCAGGACCATCTGACACGGTATTTATAGATCAAAATACTCCTACAACTGGAGGTGTTGTTTTTGATCCTAATACACCTGCCTTAACAGATACTTTATATGTTTCAACTACGAACGGCAGTACTTGGATATATAATGGAAGTGCTTATACAACATATACAGCTCCAGCGGTTAATGCTACTCCATTTTACGTTGCAGGAACAACGATTGATGCTGGAAGTAATAAAAAAGCTATCATTGAAAGAAGTGGTGAGGTTAGAGTAAAAAATTCTACAGCTGGAAAAATAAAAACTATATCTGGAACAAGATCTATTTTATTGTCTTCATATGTAGGTAATAGAAATGAAATACTATCAACTGGGGATCAGCTTTGGTTGGGCACATCTGACAATCATCCTTTTTACCTAAGAACTAATGGAGTTGAGAGATTACGTGCTTTAGCAACTGGAGCAATTAGATTCAATCAAGCTTATAGTTTCCCAACAACTGATGGAACGGCTGGTCAAGCGTTAAAAACGGATGGCGCAGGTGTATTGAGTTTTGGAGATGCAGCAGGAGGTGGTTCTATACCACAAGCCAATAAAATTTATGTAGATTCAATAAATGGAACTGATTCAACAGGTTTAGGTAATATTAATAATCCTTACTTAACCCCTGAATACGCTTTAGCAGATATAACTAATACGGGAACGGTAACGGCAACTACAACAAGTACTAGTGCTACATTAACAGCAGTAAGTTCAACAGCTAATATAGTAGTAGGTCAATTTATTACAGGAACAGGAATACCTTATAATACAATAGTTGTAAGTAAAACGTCTAATACAATTGTATTAAGTAAAGCGTGTACAGCAAGTGCTACAATTACGGCAACTTGGTGGACTATTTATGAAGTTATATTAAACGGTAATTTTGTTGTAACAAGTAATATACATAAAACAGGATTCTATATTAATAGTAAAAGTTTAGGAGCTACAATATCTTATGGTAATTTATCTTTATTTACTTTTACAGCTAATATTTTAATTCCATTTTATTTGAGTTTAGGTAAAACTTTTGGAACTCACGCAAATTCAGGATTAATTAATCCAGCAGGTTTTACAGCTATTGAAGGGTTTTTAGATTTAGGAAATTATTATTCAATATGTACAGGTTATAATTTAGGAAATATAGGAGGAGCTAGTTATTTAACATTTACAAATTTAAGTATCAATACAGAAATGTTTGATTGTAGATTTGGTTATGTTTCTCTAATTGCAGTATCAGGTAATTTTACTTGGAATGGTAACGCTTATGGATTATTAGGAGGGTTAAGATATACTTCAGGC